AAAAATGCTTTTTTGCCATATCCGCCACAAATCCAAACCTTGCGCCCATCCTTAGCAGTGCTTGTAAATAGCAGAAAATCGCAATCTTGTTTTTCGTTATATGTAAAAATGTTTACCGCGAAATGTGGCTCAGGTGGTACGCTACGCATTTTGTTTTTCACGTCCACCTTTAGACCCCACCACGTTTTAAAATCGTGATTGTAGTCTCGCACCATTTCACCGCCCACATATTCGCACGCCACAATCTCAGCAAGCGCGGCATGCGCATCTCTGGTGCCTCGCATCATTGACCCTGCATGGTTCATGCGCTTGGCCTGTTCTTTGGCTGCAGTTCTATGATCTTCAGTTGTCTCAATCTCAATCATAATTCGCCCCACTAATTTAATAATAATGCCTATAGGCATTTTATTATTATTATTAGTTGCTAGTGCGCGGCTAATATTTCGCTAATAAAACTAATATTTACCGCACCTAAGTCATTGTTTTTGCTGCTAATGTCACTATTAGTCAGCGTCGAACGGGTCTTTCAACATGCCATCTTTGTCTGTGAACCAAATTTGACCCTCATTTGCAGCAATATGACCACCCTCAAGCAAGCCATTTACCGCCTGTTTATAGGTTTGGCTTGGGTTGGTTGCGCCCACCAGTTTGCCCTTAAAGTGATCCTTGATGGTTTCCTCTGGGATGCACCAGAAGCGACCCGCGTCAGGCCATCCCGCACCTGCAGGGTTTGGCTTGCCGACACGCTCACCGCGCAACTGATAGAATACCTTTTTGAATAACAGTTGCTGCTTGCCAGTGATCTTTGTCTTGCGCTTTTGCTCCATCTCTTCGCCTGTGGCTTCGCGGATAGTGCAGGTTGTGATGGGATCGCCGTCATCATCTTCACCCATCGTTTGCGTTTCCAGAATAAAGTTAAATGATTTGCCCACTTCCATGTCGCGCTGTTTTGTTGCAACGGCTGTTCTAACGCTCATCTCTTCGTCAAGCGTTAGTTCGATCTCTGTATCTGCTGCCGCCTTTAGGCTTGACGCACCGCGCACGCCCTTCGATGCATCTTTGCCAGAGTGCGCCACCATCTGCACATGAATGCCAGTTTCTGCACGCAAAGAGTCGCAATTTGCGACAAATTGCGCCATTTCGCTATTGTCGTTTTCATTTAGCTGACCCTGTGTGGCGCGGCTAATTGTATCGACCACGATCATGCGCACAGGGCCAAACTTCTTTGTCATCTCTTCCAAGATTGCCTTGACCCGCCCCATGTCCTCTTCGCTGTTGAACAGGTTAATAGGCGCAGCGCGCATCGCTAGGCGCACGTTTTTATGTTCTGGGTATTTCTTGCGCAGTGCAGCGATGCGTGCTTGCCATGATAGCCCGCCCTCAGTTTGCAGGTAAAGCACAGGCCCACCGCGTACCTTATTGCCCTGCCAAGGTTCATTTGCAGCAACGTGCCAAGCCATGTCTTGGCAGAAAAAAGTCTTACCCACGTTTGACGCGCCATACACGATTGACATGCTATCGTCGCTCAGCCATCCCTTGATGATGTAGTTTGCGCTTGTCGAGATTTGCACGTCATCAGGAAAGCACACATCGTCTAGCGCGGATTTTGGCTCTAGCTTTGTCTTTGTGTACTCTGGGCCACGCGCCACGAAAATGTCGTTCCAATCGAAACCCTCGTTGTCGGGCAAAACATGCGTCACGCCAAACATCTCGAAAGCCTTTTCGCATGCCTTGCGACCTGCTGCGTCATTATCGCCTGCAATTATTAAATTTGCATTGGGTTTCACTTCTCGCATTACTTCTATGACATTTGTAATGTTATTTGCGTTTAAGCAGTGAATTGCAGGTTTGCCTGTACTTTCATGAACGGCTGCTGCAGTGGCAAATCCTTCGCAAAGATATGCAAAATCTGTGATTGGCCCACCAACTACGTGAAAGCAACCATTCGGCTGTAAGCCTTGGTTAAATTTCTTTTTGCCATCTGGTTCGATGATCTGAGTGCCGACACGCTTGCCTGCCTTGTTGACGATTGGGATCATCAGGTCAGGCCCGTCTAGCTTTGCGCCATGCTGCTGAATGCGCTTGCGCTTTAGATATTCGTTGTCTGTGTCAATCTCTGGGAATGGCGTCACATCACCCATAACTGTCGCTTTCTTTTCTGGTGTAAATTCTGGGAGTAGCTTACGCGCTCTCAGTTCCTTGGTTATAGCAGAAAAGTCATCACATTGGCGACACTGCACACGCACCTCGCCTTGGTATTGACTGATCCAAAACCGATCCTTGCCGCCACAGTTTGGGCATGCACCATGCCACTCACCGCGTGCAAGTTGTTTTAATTCTAGTGCATTGATAATCCCTTGTGCGTATTCGTCCCAATACGGTGTAGAATTATTGCCTTGCCCTACTATATGTTGTACCATGTTAATGTTAGCCTCTTTATATCGCGGTTAATTTTTGCCTCGCTCCGCACTTCTCGTCCTTTCTTTGTGCGGATAGAACTAAACCCCCGCCTCACGGCGGGGGCTTTTTTCTTTAGAATGGGATTTCGTCCTCAAAATCCGCTGATGCGGGCGCTGCCTCTTTAATTGGCGGCAAACCAAATGGATCGCTGCTTGTCGCACCATTTGTATGCGCACCAGTGAAGCCAGATGTTTCGCTGAATGGATCACCTGAGCTTTGCATTTCTGCCAGTTCAAGCACCTGCACGCCCTTGAGGCGATAGGATACGCCAGAGACTGCGCCTGTATTGTAGGCAAATAGCACGCCCCAAATGTTACACTTGCTGTTTGTGGTCAGCATGAAATCATCAGGCAAGTCTTTGCGCTGTGCATCCTTTTGCACAGGTGGGCGTGTTTTATCTGCCCCATACGCGCCCTTTAGCTTTGCCTTGACTGTGAATACGTCGCCGTCAGCACCTTCTTTGTATGGAAGGTAAGTTGGCTTCTCAGGCCACTTGCGACCCTTTGGATCGTTTGCTGCGGCATTCTTGAATAGCTCCATGCAGCGCTTGTGAAGCTCACGCGCCTCATCTTTGCCAATCATAAATGACAGCTCATATGCTGCACCATCATCCATTGGATCGCATGGCACGGTTTTGTTTTCCATGCTGTCGAAACGATACGTGCGATTAATACGAGGGTAAATAACGGTTACATCGTTAAATACTTCGCCCATGTCAGTGATTTTCATTCTATTTCCTTTCTTTAGAATGGTGTGTTGTCGTAGTCGCCCATCTGATCTTCCAGAAAGGCGGGTAGGTGTAGGGTGTTTATACTGTCCCACCCAGTGTCAAACTGACCTGTTGCCTCTGCATCTGTCAGTTGATCCAATACCCTGAACATGCTTTTCTCAGCATATTTCAGGTATAATTCGGATAGCTCATAAGCTACGCAAATTCCTGTCTCCTTGTCCACTGCTAAAAATATAAAGTGGTCAATGTCTATCCCTGCGGCTGCTGCAGCATGCAGGTAGAACGCTGCTTGCGTGGGATAACCCCAACGGCGCATCTCTCTGGCAAAACCGTCAGGTGTTACGTCTGTGGTTGTTTTAATGTCCCACATAGTGCGCAAATTCATGCTCATCATGTCAGGACGTATTTTTAACAACATGTCACTGTGTGGGCATTTCGTGAATATACTTGCCTCAACCAACAGGTCATCCAGTGACAATGCGTTTTTTAGCACAGGGCAAGTTTCGACTGCCTTATCTGAAATACGCTTTGCCTCATCATATTCGCTTTCAGTCAGGACGGTCTGCCCCTTCTTTTCTGCCGCCTCTTCTAGCTTTGCCCATTCGCTGCGCTTTCTGCGGTCAGGCAGGCCGCGCACAAATAGCTCCTTTTCAGGTTCGCTAATCATTGCGTGAATTGCTGACCCCATCACCATTGCAGGTGTTGGCTTCTTGCGAGGCAGCTCTGATTTAATTGCCCAATGCAGCAAAGATGTCTTTTCGATCTCTTTGATGTCGCTTGAGCTAATGTGAGGATACACGTCTTTGTTGTGGTATTCCTCGTTTGG